CACCAAGTGCAAAAAGATCTAAGCTGTCGAGCTTGACAGGTACTACGCGGGTAGGTAGGATCTTATATAGAAGGTACCAACGGAGGCCAGGAGGCCAAGATGAACAGGTCGCTAGAATTTCGTCACAGTGACGAAAGGGTTACCTATACCGCAGCCAACGGGCACCTTATGGCCACAGATCGTGAATCCTACGATCGAGGCACCACTTGGAATGCTCAGCACTCGGAAAAGTGCTCTTGCGTAGGTGAGACGCTCCCCGACTGGTAAGCCAAATCACAAACCAAAACTAAACAGTAGGAGCCCCGCGAATAACCGGTGATCCGGGATATCGGAATAAAAGGAACTGGCAACGCTGGTAAGCAGTGCCACCGACGAGGCTCAGATAGTGCCCCCGATTGAGCGAGCCGAGTAAGTCGTCCTAGGCGCACAAGCTTGCAACACATCGGGGGCACCCTAATCAGTCATAAGGAGTCAATAAGTATGGAAAGATGTGTGCGGATTTTAGGTAACCAAGAACGGTGCAGTACCCAATACACAGATCCGATAGCCATCATTCCCAGCAACAATAAACACACCAACCAGCTTGCTTATTGGCTACTGCTTTGTGCTGAACACCGAAGGGATTACCTCGACAACCAGATAGTTGACACCCAAACGATAGAAAGGCACAGCATGGCTGACCTTGGAATCGAGACTTTCAGCGACGAGCCTGCACCGCCCTCGGCGTATGAGGTTACAGCACGCAATCTACTCGAAACTGTCCGCCCAACTACCACAGATAGCGTAATCAATGTAGCCAAGGTTTACGCTTTACTTGATCTGGCTAACGCCATCCGCAACAGCTGAATCTAGGATGGTAACTACCACGGAAAATGAGGAACCGCCGTGCACGGATTGTTGATTCTACTCGGCATCTACGTCGTGATTCATTTGATGTTCTCGGGCCATCACTATCGGCGCAGCACCCAGCACCGCTCATTCCTGCATCGCTGCTGGATTAGCGTGCCCGGACCTTTCCACACCCGGATTGGTCGGAGGCTTTAACAAATGCCAAACAGAATTAGTTTTTGGGAGGTGACCCTTAAGCCTCTGGCCGAGTGTTCTGAGGAAGGGTGCGACTGGAAATTGGTTGACGCCTCAATTCCCGCCTGCAAAGAGCATGTGCGGATCACCGGCCACAGCGTTGTACGAAGCAAGGTCACCAAAGCGTCCTATTTCGTGGCAGGAAAGTGAGGCAGCATGAAGCACCAGATTGTCAAAGGCGAACGCAAATCGGTAGGCGCAGTAGCCTGTTGTGTGTCTGCTGAGAAGTGTGATTGGGTGCCCACCCACATCAATCAGTGCGAACAGCATGTCCGCGATACGGGCCACACAGTGCAGGTGAAAGAAACCTTCCAGACGATTTACCGCCTGCACATCCCACAGGTTGCCGAGTAACGATGCCCTTCTGGCGACGCAAACCCCCACCAATCGGAGGTGCCCCAACCGGCCAGCTGGGCGGCAAATCAGGACGCATCAACGACTGGCCGAAGTGCCGCCAGTGCTGGCACAGAATCCCGGCAGCCACGATCCACACGGCGTGCCGCCGGGCTTCTGTGGAGGCCTCAGGGCCACTACCTCATACCCACCTCGGAGGAAAGCCCTGCTGCCCCGGCTGGTGTCGGGTGTGTGGCATCTGCTGGGATCGCAATCATATGACCTGCGGCAACTGCGGTCGGTGCATCTTGGAGTGCCCAGGTGTTTGCGGTGAGTGCGGGAACTGTCTGGATAAATGCAAGGGACATAACAAGTCAGGAGATGAAGAATAGATGGCACTCGGAGAAGATGCCCGGCAGTTGGGTAGATACTGGACGTTGCAGCTGAGTGATGAAGAGCGGACGGCTACGCTTATCGCCTTAGATGATTTCTACAACAGCCCCGATCTGCACAGTCAAGATGCCCGCTCAGCAGCTTATGAAGTAGCTTACGCCCTCGGACGAATACTGCAATTTACCAATTCAGGTCGCAGCGCTGTAGAGATAGAGGCCAAAGATGGTTAACCCACTAAGCCCCGTTCGGCACATCGAAGCCAAGCGCATGATAACTCACCTGTTTGCACACGAGCAGTTCGACGCTGAGCGATTCGTAGAGATATTGGCAGGCATTATGATGGAGACACCTGAGGTGGTCAAAGTAGCTGCCCGGCATCTCGAAGCTTGGAACGACAACCGTTGCATCACTGAGTTTAGTGATTTCTCTGTGTGCGAAGAGGTAGCTGAGGTAGTCCTTGACGCAGCTGCGATTTTCCGCGGGGAGACCTCCGAGGGCGTGCCACCACGGGAAGCCACCCGCGCCGACGTAGAGGTATGGGCACGAGTAGCTGAGACGCTGCGAGGCAGCCGTGACTGCTTCCTGCGAGCTGCTAGCGGGTCTGTGAGCCGCGGGGCGTTCGAGGCCCAAGCAGCCGCCTGCAACCGGTCTCTCACTGAACTGCTGACGCTGCTAGGTAACGGGCTGATCGAGCCAGGCGATAAGGAGGTATGAGAACTGACGTGATAGATCTAGTGGCTGTGCGAAGAGATGATCTGTATCTAGATGTCATCGGTCTTGTACCGCTGTCCAATGTTCCACCAAATATGCGCGATAAATTGACCGAGATTCTGATTGGTTGGCGTGATGAAAGGAGGGATGCACCGTGAACACAAGCGCCGTTGCCACAGCTGGGCTTCTAGGATTCGGCCTACTGATTGCCCACAATGTAGCTGATCACTGGGTACAAACAGATGCCCAGGCGCGAGATAAAAGCTTGCCGGGCTGGCCAGGACGCCTAGCTTGCTTAGCTCACGTAGCTAGCTACACAGGTGTGCTGACTGTATTTGCTGGTTTCTTATGGATTGTTTTTGATCTACCAATTAGCCCACTAGGTCTTATCACTGGGCTTGTAGTATCTGCGATTAGTCACTACTGGGCCGACCGACGTTTCACGCTAGCGAAGCTTTGTCGAAACCTTGGCAAAGAAAAATTCTATAATCTCGGCAAACCACGAGATACGCACGACAATCCTTGCCTCGGTACCGGCGCCTATGCACTTGACCAATCGTGGCATTGGTTCTGGATTTTCGTAACTATTATTGTGATGGTGATGCTTTGATGAATGAGGAATTCTACAAATCTGAGGCTGAGTACTGGCAGAGAGAAGCCACTCAGCGCACAGTTATTCTAAATACGATTATGGATGCGTGTCGTGAAGTTCTAGATAGCGGCACATACCCACCTGAGCCACCGGTAGGCACTCGGTATTTCCATGACGGAGAAGTGACTTGGATGCATGCCGATAGAGGATGGGTGTGCAACAATCCTGGCTGCCGTCATTGCCCCACCACTTGGGAAGAAGCCTGGGAGTTCGGGATTAACCGCGCCGACGTGCGGGGCTTGCCAAGCGACTAATCCAACTCTTCGTTCAGCTCACCCAGACGCTGCCAGCCCGACTCTAGGAGTCCTCGGCTGGCTAGCTCTGTTTCTATGTCCGGGTGCATGGCCAGGGTCTTGCCCGAAGCTCGCCAGCACCGCGGGCATTGCGGGGCCAGCCGACCGGCATCTACGAGCGCGGTGCAGGCGCCTACGGCCACGGACACCTGTGCCCCGCAATCCTCGCACTCCCGCAGGTTGCTGGGCGCGCTGATAGGCGTTCCCAACCTCGGACACACGATCCGGCCCTCCCGTAGCTCCTGCCGGTGTCGGCCGCCCACAATCCCCCTCAGCTCCTGTAGCAGCATCGCCTGAGCGTACCCAGGCACAACGAAAACCGGCCCGACACCCGAAGGCGTCAGGCCGGTTTAGGGGGCATGAGGGATACCCGACAGACAGGCGGTATCAGACTACAGCAGCGGCGAAGCCCAGCATGCCGGGCACGGCCGCCCAGGCGGGGCTGCCAAGCTGGCGGGCCATGTGGTACGGCCACACAACGCGACGTAGTACCCCGTGATCCGGCCGAGTTGCATGCCTGCTTCGTTGATCATGTGCTCACGGGCATGCACGTCAGTGAGCCGCGTTAGCAGGCCCATCATTCGTTCTCAACACCAGGTGTGTGCAATCTCATCTGTACTTGCATCATGCACGCAGCCTGCCATGTAGATCGGCGACTGTCATCCGGTAGGGGGCTGTTGTTCACCCACAAATCACTTACTGGCTGCGCAGCGTAACCAGTTACTCACATTGGAGTAACAACAACCGCATGTTTGGGCGGCCAATCATCAGGCAGACACAGCACGGCGCCTGCCGCAATACGCGGCCTAGGTGTTGACCACTGTGTGTACCCGTAATCACTGGTTCCATCGAAATGAAGCTCTGCGGGTATCTCGACTCCGCTGGGATACCCCCAATACACCCGCGCGCTAGGTTCATTTGTCACAATTTCACACCTAGTCGCTTACCTAGCTCAATCCAGTTAGTTGCAATGCCTTGCTGAGCCTGAGGAAGGGTGAGCCGACCGGCGCAAACCGCAGCGTGCGCAGCGCCTTCAACCTTGTCTTTCTCATTAAATGATGCATGAGGCTCTGGCCACAGATTCAGTTCTGCCGAGGGAGAGCCGCCAAGTTCGAGAGAAATAAGGTGGTCTTCTTCTGATGTGGTAGCGGTAGGTTGGTGCGATCCTGAGCTATCCACGTAATCATATTTGTTCGCTAGCTGGTTTCTCTTCAATGCGCTGGTATAGCTAGCCGATGGGCGCCAGTTAGCCGTATGCGCTGTAGGGCACAGCTGGCCGAGGGTAACCGCGGGGTTGATGGCACCGGGCGTGCACCGAGGATCAGGTAGCCACGCTTGCGGGTCAGCTTCGTTGATGTGCCGCGCGTGGCAGGGCTTGTCCGAATCCGGGCTAGCGAGAGCCTGGCCGGTAGGTGCACAGGCGGTCAGCACCAGTACTAGGGGAAGCAGAGCTTTACCGAGCACGAGAAATCCTCGGCTGGGAATCCCACCGCTGGACATAATCCGTTAGCTCCTTCAACCCCCGGCTTGTGAGTTTCACATATCGTCTGGGAGGGCCGAGGGATCCACGCTGCCGGGCTTGATCGATGGTCTCTTCTCGGTATTTCACCCATCCTCGCCTGCGCCACTCTTCGAGCATGGGGTATATGGTGCCTCTGGCAATGTTGCCAGCTTCTTGGCAGATCTGCACTCCGTAGTGCTCGGCATCTGGATTGCTTAGCAGCACTCTAGCGACGCTTGCACTAGTGTAAGTCAGTAGAGGTTTGGTCATGCTCGGATCCTACCATGCTAGGCAAGCCCCGATCACCGGCCGCCCGGAAGCAAGCTCGTTGTGCCCGGCTCTCCGAGTGGAGCAGAGGCGACTGAGAAGAGCACGGCCAGCACCGCGGCTCCGGCGGCCGTGCCCAGGGCTTGTTGCCAGTCCACATGCAGGATGTTGAGGCCCGTTGTTCCACCACCTAGCAAGAGCACGAGCGCGGCGGCAAAGCTCTTCAGTGCCCGATCAGCAGTACCGATCAGCCAAGACCGCGTGAAGACGTTGCCGCCGGACGCAGGCGGAGACACTGGTACCGGGTCTGGCACGGCAAAGCTCGCATCCTCATGACTGCCTGACATCAGGGCCTCCTTGACTTCTTCGTTGACTAGTGTAACGTCTGGTTGGTAGGATCCGATATACCGGTTACAGAGGCCCCGCCGGGGTCACTAACAGAATTGAGCCCAGATATGGCCCGCGTAACTTACGTCAAATCCGCCCGAGTGCGGTATAACTCTGACGGCACAGCTAAGCCGTTACTGAGCTGCGACGCCTGTCAGAAGGCAATTGAAGTCGGCAGCTCTTACAAACACATGTCCATCAAGACCGGCGCCTACAGCTCACGTAAGTTGGTTCGCTGCGACTCCTGCCCGACGTGGCAGGTATGGGAGTATTCGAACAGCACCAGCGCGCGCACCGCTCAGATCGCACACGAGGCACGAACCGCCATGGAAGCGGCCGATACGGTGGATGAGGTCACAGACGCCTTGCAGACGGCCGCAGATGCCGCGCGTGAGCTGGCCGAGGAGAAGCGGGAAGGCGCTCAGAACATCGAAGAGGGCTTCGGCCACTCAACCAGCCAGTCAGACGAATTGACCGACTTGGCTGACCAGCTGGACAGCTGGGCCGAGGCTCTAGAGCAGGCCGACGTGCCCGACTTCCCGGATCCAGAAGACGCAGCCTGCGAAGACTGCGAGGGCAAGGGTACCGGTGGCGAAGATATGGACACCTGCGCAACTTGCGAAGGCTCCGGCCATCCGAAAGACCCTACAGAAGATCAGCTGGACGAGTGGCGCGACGAAGTCGCCAGCATGTCAGAACTAGACGACAGCCCTGTGTAACGTTCGGTCGGTAGGATCCGATATACCAGATGTGAGGCCCCGCCGGGGCTTCCAGAAACCGGGAGGTCGCAATGTCCACCAAAACCCGCAAAATCAAGTGGACGCCGAGTTGTGCTGGCGGCTCTCGGTTCGCTTTCATCCGCAGCTGCAAACTGGTGGAGCTTACCATCGGTCTGTATGTGGTCGAGCGGGTCACGGACAAGATGCCTATTAGCACGGTAGGCACCTACGAGACGCTAGCCGATGCGCTGATCGCTATCGATGGCGAGCCGGAGGCGACTTGCTTTCGCTGCGGGCACTCGGTAGTGCCAGGCTGCCAGGTACCTGATCCAGGTATGCCCTGTCCGAAGTAGACCGTGGGGGAGTCATCCGGACTCCCCACCAACGGGCCGTTAGCTCAATTGGTAGAGCATTCGCCTTTTAAGCGAAGGGTTCTGGGTTCGAGTCCCAGGCGGCCTACGTAATAACAACAATCTCAGGAGAGGCCATAATGGCGCACATCCGATTTAACCGATGCAGTGAGACGCAGTTTCGCACTAACGTGCCGATCAGTATCAACGGTATTGAGGTGCTCGAAGTCATCGGCTATCAGTCAGGCGGCTCAGGAGTGTACGCAAGTGCGTACGCTTTGACCCAACCTCAGCCGGGTGAGTTTGCTACACACGCAGTAATTTGCGTTGACGACAATCCGGTAGGTACACTCAACTGGAGCCTTTCTATCGGGCATTATGATTTCAGAACCCGAGAAGACGCCTTCGCCGATTTGGTAGCTCGATCTTTCCACGAGACACTAACAGTGCAGGCCGTGTGATATGGCAAAAACCAAGAAGATCACCGTTACTTCAACGTGGCTCGCAAAGCATGATTTCGAGGTACCCGCGGATGCTAACACACGGGATGTAGGCGAGCTAGCAAAGCTCATGCACTTGATTAGCTTAGATCCGGATGGAGGAGGTGATATCTCGCCCGAGATTGCTGAGCTGGTTGACTGGCAAGTACACGATTAAGGAGAAAGTTTATGGCGTTATGCATCAACAGCAAGCACGGCAAATGCGATAACGAAGCCACACACCAAGTAAACGGTGTTTCTGTGTGTGACTCGTGCACCGTCCAGTCATACCCTGCCGAGAGGGACGGCAGAACGATTGTAGTTGTTCGCAGGTAGGAACCCTGGGGGCTGAGCCGACGCAGAAGCCCAGCCCCCAGGATCCTGCCCCCTGCCTACGGCCCCGCAGGAGCCGGGGGCGCTGGGATAACACTGGGGTCATCAGCGGTCACGGCCGCGTGGACACGATCGATCTCAGCCCGGATACTGTCAATGGACGCCTGAACATCAGCATCTGAGACGGTACCAGTCGGCGATGCGTCAGCCTTGGCCTTGAGGTCATCAAGAGCCGCAACAATAACGCCATCCTCGGCCTTGAGGTCATCAATAGCCGCGCGCTGGTCATCAGCAAGAGCCATCTGTGTCTCCTGTCTACGTAGAATCAACTGAACCACTCGGAGGATTTCCGAGATCTTAGAGGGGAGGCTGGCCAGTTCGGTAAGAGTGCTGCCGAGAGAGATCGACCTCTGCTCTTCCACCATCACAGCCCCCAAACGGAAAGCCACTTAGCTAGCTCGTTGGCCATCTCGCCGTTAAGCCCGCTATGCGCATAGCGGATAAAAGCATGCGCCATGACAGCGAGCTGCAAGTTGGCTGAATTCTGAGCCGCTGTAATCGCGCCGATGGGGCTCGGAGCAGGTACCGGAGTAGGATTGACTGGCAGATCGCGGCCAGTCAGGGCTTTGTAGTTCCTGGCCAACGCTGTCTGATCGACACCCGTAAGAAACGAGCGGTTCGTCAGGTGTTCGGGCCAGATAACTACCCAAGCCTCCTGCACTTGGTTCAGCCAGAATTTATCTGTGATCCCGATGGGGAATCCCCATGTGAGCCCTCCGAGGTCCGGACGGCCCGCGGTTGTGTCTCCGGTGTATTGGCCAACTAAGAAAGCATGGCCGCCCCACTCCCCTGAGGGTGAGTAATCCCAAGGACCGCCGGTATTAGTCTGCGATTGCTGGGCCTTCTGGAGATCGGCGCCCGTGGATAAAGAGCCGAAGATAGCGATAGCTGCGCGAACCTCATCGAGGTTGGCTACATTGACCTGAGCATAGGCAACACACTTGGTGAGATTGCCATGAATATCGGTCGGACCAACACCACCTGTGTGTACCTCGCTCAGCATGTCGGCCATGACAACGCCGTTGTCATCTGCGGGGAATCCCGGATTGCCGGACCGTTTGTACAGATCGAGTGCGTCTGCGGTTGAGCCGCGCGAGGAAACCCCAGCCAGGTATTTGGCTACAAGCATCCGGTCATGAACGATATCGGCTGGCCCGCAGTCCGAGTACTGGCGGTTGCCGAGGTCACCCCAGCTCGCCACGGGAACTTGGCCGAAGTGGTCAACCGTGGCCGGATGCGCCGGAGTAACGCCGGTTAGCAGGTCTGCTAGGCGCAGCGTTGGGCGGTTGGGATCGTGCGGCCGTCGCCCGAGGCGCCTGCCGGGAACAATCATGGTCTCGACATGCCGCGTAGGTGATCCGGTCACTCGGCCTCCTTAAGATGTTGACAGATGGTAGGAAGTTATATAGTGTGAACGGCATGAGAATTTGTAGGAAGGAGTAGGCGGTGGCCGAGTTAGCCATATCAGCGGGCCATGTAGTGCAGGTAGACGCAGAAGATCTGCCCGAACTATCTCGGCATCGTTGGACGTACATACCTCGCAGCAACGGGCGAGGTGGGTACGCTGCTCGTTGGGTTAATCGAAAGCCGCTCTACATGCATCGGCAGTTGATGAACCTCCCACCTGATGTAGAAGTAGACCACGAGGATGGAGACGGCTTAAATAACCAGCGATACAATTTAAGACAAGCATCTCACAGTCAAAATGGTGTGAACAAAAATCACACAAACACTTATCGCGGGGTGTACCGACAAAGGAAAATATGGAAAGCTCAAGCAAAGGTTAATGGTAAGTGTGTTCACCTTGGGTGCTTCAAAAATCCAATAATGGCGGCAAGGGCTTATGATACTTTTGCTCTAAGTACTTGGGGTCCATTCGCCTGAGTGAACGGAGTGTAGTGCGTAATATCGTCGGTATTGTTTACCTGCTGCACTTCAGCCGCCGGTATAAGCACGCTGGGCACTATACGGGATTTAGTACGAATCTCGAAGCTCGGCTTGCTGAACATGCGAGCGGCCGAGGCGCAAGGTTGTTGGAAGTTGTCCAAGAAGCTGGGATTACGTGGCAGCTCGCCCGAACGTGGACGGGTGATCGGTATCTAGAACGTCGGCTTAAACAAAAAGGCGCCGCAGCGCGGTGTCCTATCTGCCAGGCACGAAAGGTGGTGAGCACGTTGATAACGAAAGACTGGAGGCACCGGGCGGCATGCCGCGACGCGGATCCTGAGCTGTTTTTCCCGCTGGGCGATGTGTTCACCAAGGCTGAGCTGGGCCAGCTCGCAGAGGCCAAGGCCATCTGTCGGGGCTGCCCGGTGAAGGCCGAGTGCCTGGCCTGGGCCTGCAACACGGGCCTCACGCACGCGGTGGCCGGAGGCACGACCGAAGACGAGCGCCGGGAGATCAGGCACCGGGCTCGGAAAGCCTCTTAGGAATGCGAGGTGAGAGTATGAATCCTGATTGTAGTTGTGATCGGCGGGGTGTTGATTGTGACGAGCACCCCGCCACACCACGGAAAGGATAACTAGAAATGTCACGCTGCCCGAAATGCGGGTGCAAGGGTGGAGATCACCTTATTGATTGCCCGAACGGCTAAGGGAAGTGCAATGAGAGGTTGTGGTTGCGATCCCTACCGCGGCATCATATGTGATGAACATATGAGCGAGGAGTAATCAGGAAAGGAGGTGATTACGTGAATGGATGGGGTGACAGGTGTTGCAGCAAGTGGCCTCACTGCAAATGCAACACAGGAGGTTTGCCGAGGATCGGAGTAGAGATCGGCTGAGGCGCACGGCGAGAAGAATAATCACGAGAGGAGGGGTAGCTGTGATTGGTCCTGATGACATGGGCGACGACGACACGTACTGGATCGAGATCCCGTAGAGTTAATTATGTTCGAGTGGTGGGCCAGGCAGCCGGGATACGAGAGGGGAAGTCTCTAAGAGCCGGGGTGAGTGTGTTAGAGAGGGTGCTACCTCTCGTGGCTGGTTGGACACAATCCAATTGCCTCACCCCGGACCCCACCGCCCTCACCTTCCGTGCCGCCTTCGATGCTGCATCGCTCGGCCGTGCGGAGTCCGGCGCCATGGCCGCGCGACAGATAGCCACACGAGCCCCCAGAGGGTCAGCAGGCCGATGTACGGAGCGCCGGGTATCTGCCAGCCTGCCAGCGAGGCCAGCCCCAGTGCAGCGAGCAAGCCGTAGCCGACGAGCTTGGCCACCACCCACCAGTACCGGACTAGGCCGACTTGGCTGGCCAGCGCCAGCATGAGCCCGGTTACCAGTGCGGTCGCCGCTGCACCGACCAGATAGCCCCTCAGATCCTCCCTTGGCAGCGCAATCTGTGCCGCCACCAAAGCAAACCAGCCAGCCGCCGCAAGGATGTGCCAGGTAAGGATCACATTATGCAACGGCCGAGGTAGCCGCATGACGGCTTAGCCTGAGCGGCCAATAGCTACGTACGCCTCCCCCGGCGCGGCGTAGTTCAATGTCACCCCAACACACCCAGCTGGCGCTGCGTACTCAGGGCTTGGCATGTGGGCAGGCAGTACCAAACCCCCACCACCTGCGACTAGACCGGCGTTGACCGGTACGAGCTTGCCATTCTGCATAATCCAGCTGGCCAAAAGAAGATATCCGCGCGCCGTGTCTACAATTCTGCCTGGCCAGTCCTGCACACCGAAGCTGAAAGCTGCTCCACCTTCCCAGCCGCCTGCCACATTCCACACAACATCGAAATTGCGTTCAGTCCAGTTCTTTGGCACGCTGGCCAGATCACTCGGCATAGATGTTGCAGGAAGCCTGATCACGTCAATTGCCTCCTTGATCTTAGATAATTTGCCGCCGGGATGCTGGCCGAAATCCAGTTGACGGGCTTCGTTGATATCGCACGGCACACCGTTAACTATGGCGCCTGTGAGGCGCTGAAATAGATGTGCGCGAGGGTCAACCTTACGGCTGCCATCGGGGTTAGTCGGCGACCATGCGGAAGCCTGCCAAGCCCAACGTGCGGTGCCGTTGTCGAGGCATCTCTTCACCACCCAGTAGCCACCGTAGACACCGACGCGGGCTAGGCCGATGGCGTCGGCCGCGCCTGCGAGGTAGTCATCAATGGCCGTCTGCTGGGCTGGCGAAGCATCCCAATCGGCCGAGAAGTAAATCGGCCGGTCTGTCGGGTGTCCGAGGGCCAGGCACACGGCAGCGGCGGCCAGAGCGTCACTGTGGCCCGCTGCACGGCCACCCAGCATCCTGGTTTCCGAGGTCTCCCAGTTGCACGCCACAGCCACGCCAGCGCGCTGGAGGTCGGCGTACTCATCCGCGGTGAGCAGCTTGCCGGGCAACCCTGGCCCGCCGGAGCTGAGGTAGCGCACAACGAACTGATATCCGTTCGCCACGATGGCCGCGCCACCTGGCCGCCCACCTGCGTAATCGAGGCCGAGGATCATCAGCTCACCCCTTGTTTTTATCCTTCCCGAGTAGCTTCTTAATCAACTTCCATTCGGCGAACCACTTAGTAATTTTCGAGATCATGACTGCATCACGTCCCAGGGACTACGTGCTTGACACCACAGTTCAAGTTGTCGGCGCTCTTTTGCAGCACCAAATACAGCTGGTCGTACTGTACTGGCCCGCCTGCAAACCGGTCTCTGGCCGCCGGGCTGTAGAAATTGATGAATGTGCCGTACAAATTGCAGGTTTCGTGAATGCTCGTGGCTAGTCGAGCTTGCTGGGCCTGCAACTGGGAAATAAGCGCATCATTCTGGTGGCTCACGCTGTAGACGTTAATGCCAAGGATAAGACCGGCAACTGTGACGAGAATGTCAAAGACAACAAATCCTGCACCGCCTTTGAGCCAAGCCCATGTACTCTTCTGCTCTTGTTGGAGTTTCGTGACCTCAGGGGTAAGCTCGGCAATCGTCTTCCGCAGCTGCTCCATTCTATCGGCAATGGCACTCTCCGGACCCACAACGGCGATAGGAGGTGCTTCTACAGCTTCCGGGTTAACGTGCGGGTCGGCAGGCGTTGTCATCTTCACCCCTACGTGTCTTAGCGTGCTCTACTTCTCGTCGCAGAGCCACGACAGTCTCATCTATTTGATCCATTAACTCGGCTAGTTTCTTCCGAGTTTGAAGAGATATCTCGATCGTTTCTTCTTGGGCAGTTAGCCCGGCAACTCGTGCGCTGTCCTCTTCATCGGGGCTCCTATTTCCCTGCTCTGGGATGGTCATTGCAGCCTTCTTATCTCGGTAGTGGCCTCGCTCATGACGGATCGTGCAGCAATACCGAGGGCCAAGTACTTCTGGATTTCATCATTCAATGATTTGACCTCGGCCTCAAACCTATCTGCCCGTGCATTGGCATCTTTGAGGTTTTTCATCAACTGGAGATACATAACCCCAACGGCGAATAGCAGTACCGCGATGAAAACCCCGGCCAAGCCATACTTACTAAAGAATCCGAGGAGGTCACTTAAGCCCATCGGCCGACCTCTCTATTGGGCGGCACTCTCCAAGTGGGCAACTCTATTTTCTAATTCGGTCGTTCGGCGCCGTTCCTCTCGAAGAGCTGCCCAGAGCACTCCCACAAGGTCTTGGACCCCATAGCCGCGGGTGCCCGTACCGCGCACAAGCCAAGGCGCATGCAAAGCCAGATCATCAACCATCGGCCCGGCGTGCTCGTCCGCGTCATCTCGGAGCTTCCGGCGCCACTTCCACCGATAAGACGGCACCACATCTATCAGCTTGCCTGCCGAGAATTCGCGTATCTCTTCTTTGAGTCGCCGTTCGGATGGCGCGATAACGTGCCCGAATAAAGCCCAGTTATCGCCCGTCACTCCGACATCTCCGTGCTGCACACCGAAGTGCCCGGTGCTAAATATGTTGAGTGCGTTGATTTGGTTTTGCGTGGCGCCGTCGCCAACTGGGCCGTAGTGGAATCCGAAGGCGTTGCCGTGCAGATCTCCGTAGTGGTTATGTGCCTCAGTCGGTGTGCCTACGTCGCCATGATGGATGCCGGTAGTGTCGCCAGTAACCGGCCCGTTGAAGTTCTTAGCTGAGATAGGCCTAAGATCTCGGCCTACCCCATCGGTGACCGCAACAGTCCCGCCGGACAACGACAGAGAGACATCATGATCTCGTGCTCCCAGTACAGGGTTCTCAGCCCCTGGCACCATGTGAAGCACATTGTCACTGTTGTCTCGCATCTGGTCAGACGGCCGACTAACCGCGCGGGTTAGTTCGTTTATCTGCCGCTGCATG